GTGGACCGTTCTAGCCTAAATAAAGCAGAGAGCCTAGGTGAAACATCCTAGGCTCTTATGCTATAATTGAGGATATGAATACTTGGCTAACAAAAGATAGATCAGAAACAGACTCAAATAGAATGCCTTCCAGGGTAACTTCTAGCGGTATCGTGGTAACAAATCCAGCATTAGGCATTAATGTTTATAATAATGCTATTAGCGAATCCCTGTGTGATTTTATTATTAGTACATTAGAAGATAACCTTAACGGTCAGACCAGGTATACTTGGCAGGGAGCTAGGGTAACAGAGGCTGATGATGTACTAGAAGAGGCTAGGAAGTGCCTAGACTTTAAGGTAAGTTCTCAAAATCTTGGTCCTAAAGATAGCGACAATGCAAAGCTATACGAAATGCACGAACTAGCATTCAGATCAATTCAGCCAAATGTTGATGACTATGGTCGTTATTGGGGAGTTGGAGTTAACTTCTTTGAGGCATTTAACTTTGTAAAGTATGATGGTGCAGGAACTCACTTTAAGGTACATGCTGACCACGGCCCAGCATATGTAACTACTATTTCTGTAGTAGCATATATCAATGATGACTATGAGGGCGGAGAGTTGTACTTCCCAAGATTTAATCTAACCCTTAAGCCAAAGAAGGGCGACATCATGGTATTCCCATCAACATATATTTATGAGCATGCATCTAATGATATGATTTCTGGTACGAAGTATGCCATCGTTATTATGACTGATTACAACGACCGTGGTGGACTAAGAAACTTTAACTATCGTCAAGAAGACATGAATAGACTAACTTATTAAGGAGAATTTAATGTCTGATCAAGAAGATCTAAATAAAAGAATTCAAGATTTTTACAAAATAGATAAAATTACATGGTCCTCTATCGAAGACTTTGGAGATGGCATTATCGTTTATCGTGATGTTCTTCCAAAAAACATGGATATTATTAATAGACTTGAAGAAGTTTTAGACGATCCAAATAATTTTTATGAGTACCAAGAGGCTATGGTTGGCTATGGTATGAAGATTCCAGAATACCGTGACTGTAAAGATTTTAAGTATAAAAAGTCAGATATTGCTGAACACCAGGGCGAGGCAGCAGATAAGTTACGTAAGCTTTGGGACGATGTTTACTATCGTCAGCTACAGGCTGTAAAGCACTATTGCAAAATGCACAACATTGGCGAGCTCAGATATTGGGAAGCAATGAACTTTATTAAGTATGGTCCAGGACAGCACTTCCAGGAACACCACGACAACGGGTATTCCTATAACTGTGTCCTTTCCGCAGTATCTTACCCAAACGATGATTACGAGGGTGGAGAACTTTTCTTTAGGCTTCAAAACCTAAATATTAAAGCAAAGGCTGGAGACCTATATCTTTTCCCATCTAACTTTATGTATCCGCATAGGGCTATGCCAGTACACTCTGGAGTCAAGTATTCAATTGTAACAATGCTTGATTATTCCGACAAATACCACAAGCCAGAATTTTATACGGAAACGGGTAATTAGTGAAAGATATAGCTGTCTATCGACTAGGTAGCAATTCTGCAAATATAGATCAGCTACCACTTAAAAGGGATTGGATGGACCTAACCTTTGATAGACATGCATATCAATGTTTTCCAGTTTCTTTAGCAAATCGTTTAGGTTGGTATATATCGTTTCCAGAAGATATATCTTTTATTTGGGACGGAATAAATGATTCAACTGCTGGACACGTATCAATACTATCTGGAGAAAAATATGTTCATCCAAATAGGGGGAATAGAACTATAAGTTTTAATACTGGAGTATATTTTTCATCTAAGAAAAACGTATCACTTCTAACAATGCCAGTGCCAAATCAGTTTATAGAGGGAACACAGTGCTTCACAACCCTCTTAAGCACATCAGTTTTAGAGAATGACTTTCCAGTAGCCTGGATAGTAAATAAGCCAAATGAGGTTATCACTATTCCAGCAAACACTCCAATTGCTGCAATTCTGCCAATATCTTTAAATGATGTGCAATCTTATAATCTTAAGGTTATAGAAGGGATCCCAGAATTGTGGAAAACTCGTGAGTGGTCAGAAAGAATGGGTGATCGGGCAAAAGCCTCTGAAGCAAAAAATTCAGTAGGAGATTGGACACACTACTATCGTGATGCAGTTGATCATAATGGAGATTCTGTTGGTGAGCACGAGGCCAAGAAGATTATAATGAAAGTTATAAATGACTAAATCTATTAGGTTTATTTCAAATAGGTCTTGGCTAACCACAGACAGCTCATCAAAGCCAACGCCCACTAGTAAGTCTATTCCAGTCTGGTATAAAGACGCTGACAGGTATGCAATGAGGCCAGATGGTGAGCCATGGATAGGACAAGATGGTGGTAGGGTTGTTACATGGAAAGCTTGCCCTGCACTCTATGATATCATGACAACTGGATATGTTTATAGAACACCATGTGATATTGAGTTTTATCTTAATGATTCTGGAGTAATTTCAGTAAAAATTTTAGATGATCAGTACAAGGATTTTATTCAGGCTAGAGATCCAATGCCACAGTTTGAGATTCCTTGGGGGTACTATGAGAATCACTTTGCATGGTGGGCAGACTGGGCAGTTGAGTTGCCTTCTGGATATAGTGCACTGTACTCACAACCATTTAACAGGTTTGACTTACCATTCTTAACTACTAGCGGAATCATTGATAATGACAAGGTTCATTTGCCAGGAACTATGCCATTTTTTATAGCCAAGGGTTTTACTGGTGTAATTCCAGCAGGAACCCCATATGCACAAATAGTTCCGTTTAAGCGTGAAGACTGGAAGTCGGAGATAGTGATAGAGGACCCAAAGGAACTTTATACAAAGAATATGGCAAATACCTTTAAGTATAGAAAGCCTAGTGGTGGCATATATCAGCGTGATGTTTGGGAAAGACGCAAGTACGAGTAACGTGCTATAATTAATTTATGGAAAATCAATATACTAATAACCACAACGACAACCCCGTATCAATAACACCATCTGGTTTTTTTGGCAACGGACCAGAAATGATTGGAACCCTTGAAAACTTTTTAACGGAAGAAGAGCTTCAGGCATTAAATGGATTTATTCGCAATAATGAAGCCTGGGATGTTACTCAAACACACTACAATGAAGACGGAACTGTGATATATGATTCTGGATATTGGGACGGTCGTGTAGCAACTTATCCAACAATTAATCAAACAAGTCCTGAGACAGTACAAATGATTAGATCAATCGTTAAAAGATTGAAGGTTGAGATTGATAAGTTCTTTAATGTAAGTGCTTCTCCAACATCGCCAGCACTTGTCCGCTGGCTTCCAGGTAATTTACAGATGCCTCACGCAGACAAAGAATTGCATGAGGGAGAGAATGCAGGAAAGCCTAATGATTTTCCTTGGTACGACATTGCTACAATTATCTATCTAAATGACGACTATGAAGGCGGAGAGCTATATTTTCCAAACCAGGGAATCCAGTTTAAGCCGAAGCGTGGAGCTGCCTACTTCTTCCCTGGAGACATGAACTATATTCATGGCATAACTAAAATAGAGTCTGGAATCAGGTATACCTGCCCATTCTTCTGGACTATCACTGCTCACAATAATTCGGAGGTAGACAATGTCTGATATTGTCAATAAAGATAGTTTTATATATTATAAGGATGAACCAATAGAAAATAGTATTCTTGGAATTAAGGATAATAGGATAGTAGAGATTCCAAGCTTTGTAAGTCCAGAAGATGCAAAAAATATGATCAACTACTTTGAGGCAAAGGCTGAGATGTGGGGAGATATTGCTTTCTACGGTTCTTCTGGCATGGGATTACAGCCAAACGACCCAATGCTTGCAGACTATAACTTACCTGGAGATTTTTTTGATAACTTGCGTGAGCAGTTTAAGTCTCATGTAGAAGCCGTATTTGGTAGAGAGGTTAAGGCAAACACCTCTCATGCTCAGAAGTGGGATGTTGGTGGATTTGCTAACCCACATTCTGACAATTCTGATAACCACGGAGAGCCTAACGCCTTTGAAATTAACAAGTATGTTGCAATCCTATATCTAAATGGAGATTATGAAGGTGGAGATCTTTATTTCCCAGATCACGACATCTCGTTCAAGCCAACTCCATATGCACTAATTACTTTCCCTGGTGGGGTAGAGAATATCCATGGAGTTACAGAAATTACCTCTGGAACTAGATACACTATGGTCTCTTTCTGGGACTTTGCTGACGCAGAATATTCTGAAGAAAAGAAGACCTGGTGGGAAGAAGAGACAAAGAGAGTTAGAGATCAGCAGGCTAAGCAAAAAGAGGAGTGGTCTAAGGGCAATAAGCTTGCCTAATAATTATGGAAAAGATTATTCACAAACACGATATAGTAGAGTTTCAAAACTTTTTGTCAAGCGATGAATGCCAGAAGCTTATAGAATACTATGATGCTGGAGATTCTTTGTGGCAAGAGACTTGTTTTTTTAATGCTCGTGTAATGGACCCAAATGGACCAAAGAGTCAGCTTGGTATTGAGCTATTTAATACAAACTTTTTTGAAGAGCTAAGGCAATCTCTAAAAAACATTGCTGAAGATGTTATGGGTAGACCAGTTAGAAATCTTACACTGAGTGCCCACAAATGGCTTCCAGGGGCTTATGCAGGAGACCACGCAGACAATGCAGAGCTAGATGGAACTCCAAATGCCTGGCAAGATAATAAGCTTGTTACAATTATTTATCTTAATGATAACTATGAAGGCGGAAACCTGGCATTTAGAGATCACAACATTTCTATTGCACCAAAGGCAGGAACGGTAATTGTATTCGATGTTGGCATTGATAATGTTCACTCAGTAACTGAGGTTACATCTGGAGAGCGTTATACGATGCTTCTATCTTGGGACTATGCAGATATAGACTATCCAGAAGGATTTCTAGAAGAACTTGCAAGATTAAAGATGGCCGAGCAGCCAAAGCAGGACGAGCAAAAGAAGCAGTGGAATTCCTAAATGTCATCTAAGCCTGTAGTGTTTGCAGAAAAAATATTTTATTACGAGTCTGTTATTGAAGACCCAAAAGGTTTAGTAGATGCTATTGAGCTATCAAATGACGATCTGTCTGAAACCTCATTAATATCTAACTGGCATTCCTGGTCATCTAGTAATGGTTCTTATGTGTTTGGTGAAAGAAAAATCACAAATCCAGATGCCTTTATTTCAGCAGCTGAAAATGTAAAGCTTATTTTTTCACTATTGAAGGATACCCTTTTAGAATATGGCCAAGATTACGCAAATACTCTTGGGGTAAGCTTGGGATCACAAATGCCAATAAGTATAAGCAAGTATTTTACTGGAGCATCTATGGGTCCACACACAGACTCATCACCAAATCCAACAACAGAGCATATTTCTGCTGTGCTATATCTTAACGATGACTATTCTGGTGGAGAGATTGCTTTTCCAGATCAGGGCATAGTTATTAAGCCAACTGCTGGAAGCCTAGTAATTTTCCCATCAATACCCCCATTTTTCCACGAATCTAGAGAGATTACGAGTGGAACAAAGTACATGTCGCCAGCCTTTTGGCATTTATTAGATTAGTCTGTGGTAAACTATAGGTGGTGAACAATGTCTAATCCATCTAATCTTTACGCAGAAAAAGTCTTTTCTGAACATCCTATTGCCCTTTGGCCACTAGATGATTCTGCTGACTATATTTCTCTAATTTCTGAGAACCAGAGAGATATGGAATCTTGGCAGATTGATAATGGAGTAGCAGAGCTTGTAGGGGAAATTATTGACGAGCCGTTTCCTACAAGTCATGTATCTAAAATAACTGTAGACGATACTTCTGGAAGAGAGTTTTATGTAACATCTGTTAGCCCAGACATCGTTTCTTTTGATGCTTTGAGTCAGGAGCTATCGACAATAAATGTTGGTGTTTTCCTATATTCCAATACACCATATGTTTCTGGATTTGATATTGGCTATGAATATTATGATAGCGTTAGTGGAGCTGTTATACAAGACTTAAAGTTTTTCTCTACTGAAATATATCAAAACTGGATCTTTGTATCAGAAACCTTTACGCCAGTAATACAATCATCAATGATGAGGCTCGTTGTTCGTGCCAGGTTCTACGAGGGTGACGATGCAGAAAATTATAGCTTCTTAGTAAATGGTATATCTTTGGGTCAATGGTCCGAAGAGTTTAATTCATCGTCTTTAGGACAAGATCTTGTATCAATACCACAAGATATTTTTGGAGAGTCTGGCCTTTTTGGAATTCCAGTACAGTCATATGGTCTTCAAAATTTTGACGGGTATTATATTGTAGAAAACTATGCACTTAAAGCTAAAAATAGTGGCTTTCCTATGGTTTATGGAACTAACAATGTAACTACTATGCAGGGCGTAGGAAGCAGCAAGCCATCGCTTATTTTGCCATCGCTAGGCTTTTTGAATGAGTCTGGAAAATACAAAGATTACACCGTTGAGTTCTGGATCAGAGCTAACTCAGATAGCGTTATTGATAAAAAGATCTTTGGTAGCATCAGAGGTACTGATGGTGTTTATGTTGGTGGACCATTTATTTCTTTTAAAGTAGGCGATAACTTTATTAAGCACTTTGTTGGTGAGTGGTATAGGCCAATGCTTGTTCAGCTCAGATACTCTTCATCATCAATATCAATGATTATTAATGGTGAGCAGGTTGGAGAAGTCTTTATAGACGCTACTGAAATTGAGATGACAGGAACAACCTCCACTATCAATAACATTACGGTAGATAATGACTGGATGGCGTTTTGGTCATACCAAGATGTGTCTCCAGTAGAGATAGATGCAGTTGCAATATATGGATATAAGGTACCACTTCAAGTTGCTAAAAGAAGGTTTGTTTATGGTCAAGGTGTTGAGTTTCCAGAAAATATAAACAACTCTTATAGCGGAAGCTCTGTATTCATAGACTATCCATTTTCTAAGTATTCCAAAAACTATAGCTATCCAAATATTGGTAAGTGGTCACAGGGTGCCTATGATAATTTAAGAATAAATGGAAATACCGTATCATTTCCAGAGTATAGCAATGCCTCAGCAGTTTTTAATAACAAAACTCAGGATCAGTGGCTTAATGATGTTAAACTAATTCAAAATGGAGATGCTAGCATAATTTCTCTTAAGCCAAGCTCTGCGTGGAATAATACAAACGGATATATTTATGTAAACAATTTTTCCTTATCTTCTAGCCAGGCAAAAGCTTTTTATGTTACGTGCAAAGAAGTATCATCAGTCCCATCACAAACAAAGCAAACAGTACTTTTGATAGAGGATAATGTCTTTGGATCATACTTTGAGATAGCTATATCTCAGGATAAGATAGAGTACATTCTAAAAGATGGAGATGGAATCACCATAGTAGAGTCAAAAGACAGATACTTCTTGGGAGAAGACTTTGCTATTGGTATAGATATACAAAGATTCTCTGATTACTATGGTGAAAAGGTTGCACAGTTTTTCGGAAGACTGTCAAATATGTCTTTGTATGTAGGTGGAAGAAAAGATTTTACTCAAACATTTACTGGACATATTTATTCTATTGGTGTATGCTCAGAAAAGAATTTGTCTGAAATACAGTCTATTTTTGGTGAGTCTGGACTGCTCTTTACTGATGAATTTATAGATGGAAACACTCTTTCTCCAACTGCAGATGCAGAGTTTTACAACACTGCTGTATACGAATTTCTTTATGATGGCGGAACTCTTGGACAATATGCTAACAGCATAATCTTCTCTCATATAGCAAGTTATCACCTATCTCTGGTAGATTCTCAAATTTCTGGATTTGGTTTGGCTGTAGGTTCAAACTCTTACTGGCAAGATTATGTTCCTTTATCCACATTTGCTAAGTTAGTTTCTGATGCCAGGGGAGATAGCAGGCTAGACCTAGACTTCCTACAGTTTAATATTGACTACCCAGCACCATCTATTTTTATTCAAGAACAAACAACGGGATCGTGGAGCTACGAGGAGTTGGCTTCTGAATACTCTACGCCAGTTCAAAGATCATATGAATCTCTAGATAATCATTTGTTTACAGGGTTTGATAGCTATGAAGATTTGAAAAACAGGGCTGAAAATACTTATAAGTATGACACATCTTCTTCAATTGTAAAAACATATGTTACGTTCCAGCTGATAGAGGATAGCCCAAATAAAAATTTAAACTCCTTTGTTAATGAAGAGAGGCCATCAAAGGACGGAATACTAAAACCAGGAGATAACTGGCTAAATACAAAGTATGAAGTGGTAGATAATATGATTATCTATCCACCAAGCTCAGTATCTTTTGAGGACCTTGCAATAGTAACTCATATTGAAGCAAAGACCTTAAGCATTGTAGACACACCGATAGCAATTAGGAGATTAGAGTATTGCTCACTCTCACTTTCTGAAACATCTGCAACTGCTATTGGAACAAGGTTTGGAAATGACATCTATCCATATAGAAAAGACGGATTTTACTTTACATATAATCAAGATAATCCTTTTACAATTTATAAAGGTAGCACACCATATCTTTACATGACAAGAAACAGCGGAATAACTATAAAGGGACAGTATGACCCAATGGTAAATCGTGGAATAGCTGTTCCAATAAACCAATCAAGATCTGACAATCACAAGGTAATTGCTATGCAAATGTCTCTCAGGTTTGATCAAGACTTTTTTCCATACGCTCCAACACAAATCTTTGAGTTGCAAAGCAAAAACTCTTATATTAAGTTTTATATGGTTGCCACTCACCCATCTGGAAAACGTGCAAAAATCTATGCCGTTAATTCCAGGGGACAAGTAGAAAATGGCCTAGCCTTTTACTTGAATGGAAAACTAGTAAAGGATCCAACCATTACAATTAAAGAGTGGTCAACTCTTGGAATTAGGTTTGCAAATACTCAAGATTTTAATAATTATGAGGGTGCTTTACGTATAAATGGTCCACTAACGTTTAATAGCCTGTCTTACTACAAGTCTACAAATCTACAAGAAGTACAGAATGTTGTTGAAAGACCATGGTTTAAGGTAGAAAAAGCTGGAGCACTAACGCTAGATTGGAACTACTGGAACGCAATCCCATATCTTTGGGAAGAGGTATTGGTTATATCAACCACTAGCTACTATGGAGTAGACCCATCTGATATCTATAAGGCTTATACAGGAACCAATAAAATTATCGTAGATGACTCAATAGAGACAACATTTGGTGACTATGCCTATAAGTTCTATCAAAATGTTTCATGGAAGACTAATACCTATCAAGCCGTATAGTATGGTATACTATTGGTTATGAATAAGGAAAATCTCAATCAAATTGGTAATTCAAAGGTAACAGTCCTAGATAAAAACTATGATTGGGGTATCTATGTTTGGCAGAGAGAAAACGGTAAATGGTTTACGGATGGTGAGGGAAACATCCTAAACATTCCGTCCCATAGGGGTGACGAAATACAGCTGCATAAGCTTCGCCAAGCTGCAGCACATCACGGTGAGCCTAACGGCAAGCCAATCTTCTTTCCAGGAATGGGAAGGGTAACAGATGAAGAATATTCAGAACAAGTAGACAGAATGAAGCAAGGTCTAATCCCAAACCTCAATGACCTTGGTGCAGTTAAGGCAGCCCAGGATACACTAAGGCTATATGGAGATGAAGGCTAATGTCAGAAGAACTTTACATTAGAGATATTGGTTTGCCAGATTTTGGAAACCAGGAAGATATTTTTAAGGCACAGGACCCTTTTAATAAAGAGTGGGATCAGCTAAAAAACCTAGCTGGGATAGAGAAAAACTTTAAGCGTCGTTCTGAAAGAATGGCAAAAGCTTATGAAACTCAGATTCCAAAGGATCTAGATGTAAATAGCCCACTCTATCTTGACAGTGCATACTCGGTTAGCCGTGGTATCGATGGCTCCAGATCCAAAGAAATTAACCCAGGAAGCGTATATCGTAATGGTTATGGTATGTTTGATGTTATCACCCCACCCTGGAATCTATACGAATTGGCTAACTTCTACGACACATCATTTGCTAACCACGCAGCTATTGATGCTAAGGTAGAGAACATCGTTGGCCTTGGGTATGACTTCCACGTTTCTGATCGTACAATGATGGCCATTGAAGCTAATGATAATGACTCAGCACGTGAGAAGGCCCGTCGCCGTATTGAGCGTATGAAGATTGAGCTTCGTGACTGGGTCGAAAACCTTAATGACGAAGAGTCTTTTACAAATGTAATGATGAAGGTTCTAACTGATTACGAGGCAACTGGAAACGGGTATCTAGAAATTGGTAGAACTACCCTAGGTCAGATCGGATATGTTGGACATATTCCATCTACTACTATGCGTGTTCGCAGACTAAAGGATGGTTACGTTCAGATTATTGGTCACAAGGTTGTTTACTTCCGAAACTTCGGGGCAAAGAATGTAAACCCAATTACTGGTGATCCACGTCCAAATGAGATTATTCACTTTAAGCAATACTCTCCACTAAACACTTACTACGGTATTCCAGACATCATGTCTGCTGTGTCATCGCTACATGGAGACCAGCTAGCCTCACAGTACAACATTGACTACTTTAGCAACAAGGCTGTGCCACGATATGTTGTAACTCTTAAGGGTGCAAAGCTATCCTCTGAAGCCGAAGACAAGCTCTTTAGATTCCTTCAGACAAACTTGAAGGGGCAGTCACACAGAACCCTATACATTCCTCTGCCTGGAGACACTGACCAAAATAAGGTAGAGTTTGAAATGAAACCTATTGAGAATGGTGTCCAGGAGGCATCGTTTAATGAGTATAGGCTTCGCAACCGTGACGACATTCTAGTTGCACACCAAGTTCCACTATCTAAGATTGGTGGGTCTGACGCTTCTAACATTGCAGCTGCACTTGCTCAGGACCGTACCTTTAAAGAGCAGGTGGCTAGGCCAATGCAAAGAAATATTGAAAAGCTTATCGGCAGAATTATTAGGGAAAAGACAGACATCCTTGAGCTAAAGTTCAACGAACTAACTCTTACAGATGAAGTTACTCAGTCACAGATTCTTGAGAGATACGTAAAGACACAGATCATGGTTCCTAATGAGGCACGTGAAGTTCTTGGCTTGCCACAACGTCCAGATGGAGATGATCCATTTGAGATGTCTTCACGTCAGGCTACAGATGCTAGGGCTAACTTAGCAGGCAATCGTGAAAGAGATGCAGAGCGTACAAACAATCAATCAGATGGTCCAGCAACAACTTCTGGAAGAAATCCTCAAGGTGAGGGAAATTCTTCAGAATAATCTGATATAATAGTTTCTTACACAAATATAACAATTTAATAAAAACGTACATTATAATTAAGGTAGTATGACTATATCAAAGGCTCAATGGGACACAGAGGGAGACAACGTCCGTCTCTCAATGCCCTTCAGTAAGGTAGATCAGGAACGACGCATCGTTTCTGGATTTGCCACACTCGATAACGTTGATAAGCAGTCTGACATTGTTACTACCGATGCATCTCTAAAAGCATTCGCCAAGTTCCGTGGTAACATTCGTGAAATGCACCAGCCACTATCTGTTGGCAAGATGGTTTCCTTCAAGGAAGATAAGTACTTTGATTCTGAAACCAAGAAGTTCTACACAGGTGTTTATGTTTCTGCATATGTTTCAAAGGGTGCTCAAGATACTTGGGAAAAGGTTCTGGATGGTACCCTTTCTGGTTTTTCTATTGGTGGTCGTATGAATAAGTATGAAGATGCTTATGATGAGAAGATGGATAAGACTATTCGCATTATTAAAGAATATGACCTTATTGAGCTATCCCTTGTAGACAACCCAGCAAACCAGTTTGCGAACATTCTTTCAGTACAGAAGGTTGATGGTGTAGATGTGATTAAGGGAGACAGCCTGGACACTGAGTTTGAGAATGTGTTCTGGGATAATTCAAACGGTATCGTAAAGGTATCCGATTCAGACGTAGAGGTAAGCCCTATTGATGGCACTCCGATGAAGAATATTGGTTTCGTTGAAAAGAATGACAACGAGAAAACAGAAATGATAAAGTTCTTAGTTGATAGTGCTAAAGGCATTAATCTTTCTAAGATGACGAAGGAGGAAGATCCTATGAACGAAACAACTGAAGATGTCGTTAATAATGACGACGTAGTTGAAGAAGCAAAGGTCGCTCCAGAGGCAGATACCGCAACCGAAGACACCGTAGAAAAGTCCTATTCTGAGGACAAGACTATGGAAGAGAAGTCTATGGACGAAGAGACAGTTAAGTCTGAAGACATGGATGAAGATGATGTTAACGGCGATTCAGATCCTGAGGAGGAAATGGATAAGTCTGCAGACAAAGAAAAGTCTGTTGAAGAGGTATCTAAGTCAGAGGATGTCGTTGCAGCAGCAGTTGCTGAAATTCGTGACGGCATCACAACAGCCTTTAGCGATCTAACATCAGTAGTCAAGTCACTAAATGACGAGATTGCTGACCTAAAGAAGTCTCTCGGTCTGGTTAACGCCAAGCTAAACGATGCTGAGAGTGACTTCAACAATATTGGAAAGCGTATTGATGCCGTAGAGGCAGATACAGCTTTCCGTAAGTCTGGCGATCTAGGCGAGATCGTACAGGAACAGCCTGCGAAGCAGGTTGAAAAATCCCTATGGGGCGGACGTTTCCTCAAAACTGCCGACTTATTTAATTAAGACACAAATCACTTAGGAGGTGACAATATGTCGGAAGAGATTATCAAAAACCAGCCAGGAGAATCTGGCGAACTAGGTGGCACAGCTCCTGGTCTTTATCAAGGTCAGGGTGCATTCGCATCTGGTGGCATTGGTGGTGTAACAGATCCAGGTCCTAACACACTTGGAAACATTCCAAACGCTGAATATGGTCTAACAACTGGACCAAACGCTGTAAATCCTTCGGGTGATGCAGGTAGTGGTATTCTACGCCCTGAACAGGCACGTCGTTTTATTGACTACGTATGGGATGCAACTGTACTCGCCAAGGACGGTCGTCGTGTAACTATGCGAGCGAACACCATGGAACTCGAGAAGGTCAATGTTGGAGAGCGTGTAATCCGTGCAGCTGCTCAGGCTGTTGGTACATACGACAACACTGGTGCTCAGTTCTCGAAGGTTGAGCTATCAACCAAGAAGCTACGTCTCGACTGGGAGGTCTCAGCTGAGGCTCTCGAAGATGGTATTGAGGGTGCAGCCCTTGAGGACCACCTAGTACGTTTGATGACAAACGCATTTGCGAATGACATCGAAGACCTAGCAATTAACGGTACTGGCACAGGCAGCAACGCATTCCTAAACATTATGGAAGGTTTTGTAAACCGTGTTAAGACCAACGGAGACGCACACGAGGCTGTTGTAACAGTAGCTGACAATGCATGGACTCCAGACGTTATGCAGGACATCATCTTGGCAATGCCACGTAAGTACCGTGCGATCAAGTCTAACTTGAAGTTCTACGCAGGTACCGATGCATTCCAGGGTATTGTTAAGAATAACGGTACACTATCTGACGCTATTGCTGAGGCACTAGGCAAGAATGGTAACACCTATGCTAACACACAGGCTTACCTAGACGGCCAGGGCCAGACATTCGGTGGTGCTCGCACTACCCGTGTTCTAGGTATTGATGTTCAGGAAGTTCCTTACTACCCTGATGGCTATGTCGACTTGACATTCCCACAGAACCGTGTATGGGGATTCCAGCGTGACATCACAGTAAACCGTCAGTACCAGCCAAAGAAGGACACCATTGAATACACAGTATTCGTCCGCTTTGGTGTACAGTGGGAAGAAGAGGACGCTATTGCGTTCGCTGACTCTGCTGCTGACAGCTAAACTGTAAGCAAAAATTGAGGGGGCAGGGGCATCTAGCCTCTGCCCTCTTTTTCATTAATCTGTTATAATTATGAATGACAAAGGAGAATATTATGTCTGAAGAAATCAAAAACGAAGACACTGTCGAAGAGACTCCAGTTGTTCCTGCAATGCTTCAGGAAGGTGAGCCAGTCATTTCAGCTGAAAAGGCAGAAGAGTTTAAGGCTATTATCGAAGAGATCGTTGCAAAGAATACTGAAGAGGCTGTTGAAGAGCCAGTAATTGAAGATGTAAAGCCAGTAAAGGCTGAAGAGCCTAAGAATGTTATTTCTTCTGGTAGCCAGAATTCTGGAAAGCCAGCTGAACAAGTAGCAGGTATCACTTCTGTAGAGAACGGTGTCATTGGCACTGGAAAAGTAACAAGGAAGCCAAAGCCAGAACCTGCAAAGGAAGCTGCTAAGGAAGATAAGGTTGCCGTATTCTCTACCAAGAATGTAACCTGGAGTGGTGTTGGCAAGGTTTACCGTGGCTACAACATTGTTACTAAGCAGGCTGCTGATAAGTGGATTACTCGTGACCACGCTAGACTAGCAACACCAGAAGAGGTTGCAAGGGAGTTTGGCAAGTAACATGGAAATCTTGAGGGTTCCGCCATATCAAGTTCAGGCGGTAATAGAAGTTGGTGCCCCAGCAGGGACATATGAATATACTGTTACAGATATGGCGGACCTCTCGGTAGTTACAGGAAGTGCTATATCCTCAAATCAATCTATTGTTGTAATCAATCTACCATCTGATTACGACAATGAATACTCTATCTCTATAGATGGAGAAGAGCACCTAGTTACTGTTGTTAGACCTTATGTTGACGCAAACACAAAGGGAACAACTGCTAGTGAAGTAGCAGACTACAAGAAGCATGAAGAGCTTGCCAGGGCCATCATAGACTCAGTTGTAGCTGATGGATTTTATTACAAGAAGGGTGTCCACGAGACCACTGGCCTAGGTGCTGACATTCTTCCAATCTGGCCAGATCTAAGACAGATCATAGCCATTTATGAAAACAATGCACTGGTATTTGATGCAGAAAATGCAGAAGACTACTCTGTGCAATACGAGCTGAATAAGCTTGGCATCCAGCAAAAATATACTGGTGTTATCAACCGTAGTGAGTCTGCACCAAACATGCTGCCAGCAGGTGGCTCAGACATGCTAGATTTAAATTTTGTGTATCGTGGATTCCCTAAGGGATTCGACTACTCTATTGTTGGACTGTTTGGATACAAGAAGATTCCATCAGAAATTGTAAGGGCAACAGAATTGCTAATTGAAGATATTGCTTGCGGTAAGCTAGACTACTACAAGCGTTATATCTCTGACTACAACACAGATCAGTTTAAGATTAAGTTTGATTCTGGACTGTTTGAAGGAACAGGAAATATTTTGGTAGACAAGATTCTGTCTAAGTATCTTAAGCCAATCATAACACTTGGAGTATTATAAAATGGCATGTGGCGATCTCACAGACTTTATGTTTCCAATGCAGGCGGATATCTACTATCCAATTGTTGAGCAGGGATCGCTAGGAAATGTCAAGAAGACTTGGATTTTAGATAAGTCTGTAGCCGTAAGCTTTACCCCAGCTGGTAGTGCATTTAAGGAAGAAGTAGTTCCTAACGTAAACATTACAAAAGAAAATCTGCTTATTGGTAGGGCAAAAGGTGACGTCAGAATCTCATCACGTGAATCAAATAACGCAGTTACAAATGTTATTATCACAAACATTAAAGACAAAAACTGCAATCCTATTTATGTTGAAACATCTGGTCCAAGAGTTGGAAAGTCCACAATCTTTGAGATTGCTGCACAGGATCCATTTACTGGTCCATTCGGAAATGTAGAGTATTACAGAATTGTGTTGCGTAGATCTGAAAACCAGGCGGTAGATGTCTAATGCTGAATCTAACAATTGATAGTAAAAAGTTTGACAAAGACATGCAGAATGTTATTCAGTATAGCCTAGGTTTTTTTGAGGGTGTAAAGCAGGGGACTCCAGCATTCTTAAGAGGGCTTGGGATTTCTGTTGTTGAAGATTTGAAGCAGTACATTGATGCTAACGCAAGAGTTAATCCATCATTATTGCATCACATGTATGAGTGGAATGAGACTGGTTCTCCAAACGCAAGACTATTTGATATTGAAGTTGTACCAGCAGGAAACACTGTATCTTTTGCATCAACCTTTAGGCAGTCATCCTCTATCAAGGATGGTTCTAGAGTTCCATTTTATGACAAGGCTAGAATTATGGAATACGGAATTCCAGTAACTATTGTTCCACGTAGTCGTGTACTTGTTTTTGAAGATGGTGGCGAAACAGTTTTTACCTCTAACCCAGTTACAGTTTCCAACCCAGGTGGAGATGTAGCTGGAGAATATGAAAGAGTATTTAAGTCATTCTTTACTAACTACTTTACTCAGTCATATATTCAGTCAGCTGGTATACTATCATATCTAGGATCACCAACAGACTTTTATACCAACATGTCTACTAGAGGTGGTAGGTCTAAGGGTGCAGCAGTTGGAAGAACCTGGATTACTAAGGCAGGAGAACTATAATGGCTATTTCATACCCACCTATTTTTATTAATGATTATCTTTCTGCAAAGATTCCAGCAATTCTTGGTCCACAAAGATTTAGCACAGGTCTTATGAGATTTTTTCCAACAGCTCCAACTGACCTAGAGGCTCTTACAGAAACCTTCCCAGAAGCGTCTACTGATGTTTTTGCGGTATATGACAGAATGTTTAAGATGCGTCGTAAGCCATTTCCACATATCAAGGAAGAGCAGTTACTATATTATTTCTACAAGATGCACAGTGACCCAGAAGCCTTGATCTTTGCAACTCAGGTTGTTCAAGATCTTTTAGATCGTGGAGATGAGTCTGCAGAAGAAATTAATCTTTGGATTAGCGAACAGCTTGATCCAGTAACTAAGTTATATAAAAGTGAATTCTTGCCAGTATATTTCCACGACCTAAAGATTTTTCAGTTAGAAGAAACTAGGGACATCGTTGACTTTGGTACTGCTAGAACCTATGCTGGTAATAAAATTATTATTGATTATAAGTATCACACCAAGGGATATCCAAAACCAGAAACTGGTCTAGGAAATACTTCCTATAATGACACTGCACTATAAATACGTGGTATAATTAGCGTGAGGAAACATCGCCCACTTATTCCATATAGAAAAAAGAGGTGAAAAATTATGGCATATACACGTGGTAATAGCTCACAAATTATTGTTGGTGCAGCTGCTCTATTTACACACGAGGATGGCGTTCTAGCGGACGCTGACCTACCAGCCTACGAAGCTGACGTATCGTACAGAGAGACTCTTTCTGACGACGCAGACTTCCGTAACGTTGGTTACACAATGAATGGTCTAGAGATCCAGTTCCAGCCTGACTTCGGTGAGGTTCAGGTTGACCAGGTTCTAGACGTTGCAAAGTTGTACAAGCAGGGCATGCAGGTAAACCTAAACACTACCTTTGCTGAAGCTACCCTAGAAAACCTTCTATTTGCACTAGCTGCAAATGATGGCGACCTATCCACTGTTGCTGGTAACCCAACCCTAAACCTGTCCGCAGGTGACATCGGTGAGTGCCCAGTAGAGCGTGGTCTAGTTGCAGTTGGTCCTGGTACAGGTGACTGTGCAGCTTCGGACCAGATCGAGCGTGTTTACGTAGCTTACCGTGCTCTCTCTATCGAGAGCGTAACAGTAGGTGCAAAGCGTGATGAGGCAACAATGTTCGAGGTATCGTTCCGTTTGCTTCCAAACGACAGTGCATCCTACGGTAAGATTGTAGACCGTACGATCCCAGCAAGCTAATAGCTTAAATATAACTTAATAGAACTGCCCTGGCATTAACTTGCTGGGGCAGTTTGCTTTTGGTATACTATATAGATGCCTAATAAAGTTTATGAATCAGCCACGGTAAGACTGATTGACAATACCGAGTTGTTCATAACTCCTCTAAAAATAAAATACCTTCGTGACTTCATGACTACCTTTGAAAAGATGGAGGGTGTCCAGAATGAAGACGAAACGCTAGACATACTTCTAGAATGTACAAGAATTGCTATGCGTCAGTATTACCCAGAACTCAAAACAATAGAAGAGGTAGAGGACAACGTAGACATAAGCACCATGTATAAGGTCCTTGAAATTGCTGCAGGTATTAAGATTAACGGAGAGTCTGAAGAAAAGGTGTCCGATCAGGCTATGGAAAGCTCCCCTAAGTGGAGTGAGATGGACATAGTATCTCTAGAGTCTGAAGTGTTTTTACTTGGTATTTGGAAAGACTATGATGAACTAGAAACATGTCTATCTATGCCAGAATTAACAACTACCTTAAATGCAAAGAGGGAGTCTGACTATAAAGAGAAGAAGTTTTTGGCAGCAATGCAAGGAGTAGATCTTGATAAGCAAACAGGTAAAGACGATGGCAATGCCTGGGAAAAGATGAAGGCAAAGTTTTTTAGTGGTGGTAAGACATCTAACTCTAACGACATTACTGCACTACAGGGATATAATGCTCAAAAGGCTGGGTTTGGTATCGGTATGGGGCTTGGTTATGAAGATTTAACCAAAAAACCATAACCCCATATGGTATAATAAATCTTATAAATAATGCTCAGGAGGCACAATATGGCTGTAACAGTCAATGAAGAAAAGGTTATCAAGCTAATCGACGGAACAGAGATCACCGTAAGACCACTTAAGATCTCTCTATTGCGTAGCTTTATGAAGAAGTTTGCAGTTATTGCTACAGTTGCTGATGATAATGACAAGGCAATGGATGTACTTATGGAGTGTGTCCAGATTGCAATGAAGCAGTATAAGCCAGATCTTGCAGAAGATTTGGAAAAGCTAGAGGAAAGCTTGGACCTTCCTACAGTGTACAAGATCGTAGAAGAGGCATCGGGTATTAACCTTGGAGATACTGCACTGATGGGAGCCTTGCCTACCAGCTAGCCTAGAGGAGTAAATTAGGTAATGGCTGATATAGAATCAAATATTAGATTTGGAGTAGATACCTCCGATGCTATAGCATCTATCAAGATGCTGCAGTCTCAGATATCAGCCTTCCAACGTCAGATGTCCTCGTCTTCTGCTGCCAATGCAGAATCTGCTAGAAAGCTAAGACGGGGTCTTCTAGACGACCTAAATGCTACAGGCCAGTGGTCAGCCTCAATTAAGACCATCCAAAGCTCATCGGATTCTTTTACCAGAGCACTAGAAAAGAACAAGCTCTCCATGGGAGAGTACTTCAGCTATGCTGCCTCTCAGACAAAGACTTTCGGTGGGCTTTTCCGTTCTGAGTTCAACACCATTGAAAAGGTTGCTCGTGAACGAGTAAAGGATCTTCAGACACAATACATTTCCCTTGGCCGTGATGCCAACGGTGCACTAAAGTCTATCGCTGTAAGACCACTCCGTCTTGACATGGAAAGCCTTGCTACTCAGACAGCAATGAATGCTCAGAGACAGCAGGTATTCAATCAGCTACTAAAGCAGGGATCTACAAACCTTCTAAACTTTGGTAAGAATACCCAGTGGGCTGGTCGTCAGCTTATGGTTGGTTTTACAATTCCACTGTCCATCTTTGGAAACATGGCTTCCAAGACCTTCATGGAACTTGAGCAGCAAGCAATTAGATTTAAGCGTGTTTATGGTGACCTATTTACAACACCAGACGAAGCAAATGAAATGCTTGAGACTCTTAAGGAACTTGGAAAAGAGTTTACAAAGTATGGTGTCGCTGTTGAGAAGACTCTTGGTCTTGCTGCTGATGCAGCTGCTATGGGTAAGACTGGAACTGAACTTCTTGACCAGGTAACAGAAGCCAACAGGTTGGCAGTACTTGGTAACGTAGAACAGGCTCAGGCTCTTGAGACTACTATCTCCCTTACAAATGCTTTCGGAATTGCAACAGAACAGCTAGCAAGCAAGATTGACTTCCTTAACGCAGTTGAAAACCAAACTGTAACATCTATTGAAGACTTGACCATTGCTGTTCCAAAGGCAGGTCCAGTTATCCAGCAGCTTGGTGGAGACGTAGAAGACCTAGCCTTCTTCCTGACAGCTATGAAGGAAGGTGGAATTAATGCTTCTGAAGGTGCTAACGCACTAAAGTCAGGTCTTGCATCCATCATTAACCCAACTGCTCAGGCATCCACAATGCTCAAGGTATTCGGAATTAATCTTCAAGAGATTAATGCTGCTAACCGTGGAGACGTAAAGGGTCTTGTACTTGACTTTGCAGAGGCACTAGATAGGCTAGATCCTTCTCAACGTGCCCAGGCTATTGAACAGCTGTTTGGTAAGTTCCAGTTTGCTCGTCTATCTACATTGTTCCAGAACGTAATCCAGGACGGTACACAGGCACAACGAGTCCTAGAGCTAACAAATGCTACTACACAAGAGCTAGCTCAGTTATCAAATAAAGAGTTAAAGAGCGTAGAAGAGTCTACGACATTTAGATTTAGAAAAGCTATCGAAGAGTTCCAGCTTGCCATTGCTCCAGTAGGAGAGCAGTTCCTCAAGCTAATTACTCCAATTATTGAATTTGCTACTGGCATTATTGAAAAGTTTAATGGGCTAAGCGATGGTGCTAAGTCATTTATAACAGGACTAACAGTCTTGTTTGGTGCAATTGGTCCTATTGCAATTATGACATTTGGTCTACTAGCCAACGGTATTGCAAATATTATTAAGGGCTTTACCTTTATTCGTGAACTATTTATGAAGACTGGAAAGCAGTCAACAGTACTTGGTGAGCAACTAGACTATATGACTACTGAGCAGCTCAATGCAGCAGCTGTAGCAGCTTCCCTAGAACAGGTTCACTCAAACCTTATCCAGGTATTCTCTACTGAGGCAGGAGCTGTAAAGAATCTTGGAGACGTATATCGTCAGGCATTTAATGAGCAGCAAAGGTTTGATACTGGAAGACGCATTGCTCAGGGGGCTGGCCTAAAGCTTGCTTCTGGTATTGTTTCTGTTCCTGGACCTAAGGGAGCTGGTGATATTGTTCCAGCAGTCCTATCTCCAGGAGAGGCTGTAATCCCAGCTGATGCAGCAAAGAAGTATGCTCCTATTATTCAGGGCATGATTGCAGGAAACCTTCCTGGATTTAGCCAAGGTGTAATGCTGGGAATGCCTAGATCTGGAAAGAGCACTCAAAGAAACAGAGAAGCTGCTCAGCAAATCTATGAAATGTTTAAGCAGAGTAGTTATGCCAATGTGCCACCTACTGAGTATGGACATCAGCTATCTCCAACTTCTGGTCACAGCTTCCCAATTTTTGGTCTTGGTGGAGTTTACATGGGACCAAATGGACAAAAGGTTTTCGTAAAGCCAGTAATGGACGAGAAGGCTGCTGTTGCAGAAATGAGAGCAACAGAGATTGCTCGTAAGGCTCATGGTCTAAAGGCACCAGAGCAAAGAATCGTCGTTATTCGTGACCCACAAGATCCTACTAGACAAAGAAGATTCCTAGCTCTTGAGTCTGCACTAGACGCAACATTTATTAACAATGACCCAATGGCTATGTTTAATGAAGACCAGTACTTCAAGCAGCTAGTTGCATCACTGCTTCGTGTTGACAAAGATTTATCAGCCTCCAACGTCTTTGGAGATGTTGTTGCAGACGTAGGTCCTGCAGGTGTATTCTCTAGAGCATCTGGTCTAAGAGACTATGCAGAAAACCTTCCATCTATGGAAGAGCAGGCAATGATTAATTTGCTAGGAATCAAGGGTGGAGCAAAGAGGGCATTTGCTGAATCTACACTTGCATTGATGCAAAACCTAACCCCTCAGCAGTATCACCAGAGGATGATTGGAGAAATCCAAAGAGTGCTTCCTTTGCTAGAGCAGACTGTTACAGGATTTAGGCTATCTAATCCACAAGAAGCTAAGGCTTACCAGGATATGATTGCTAGATTACGCCAAGGCCTAGCTGTTGACTGGTCCAAGTTCCACGCTATCCATTCTGCAGTTAAGCCATCTAAGCCAAAGCAGACTGGAACAGCAATCCCAGGATATGCTAATGGTGTTGTAAGTGTGCCAGGTCCAAAGGGTGCTGGAGATGTTATGCCAGCTATGCTTACCCCAGGAGAAGCTGTAATTCCTGCAGAGATGGCAAAGAGGTATGCACCTATTATTGAGGCAATGATTGCTGGAAATATTCCTGGATTCAGCCGTGGAAAGATCGGAAGTCAGTCAAAGAGATTTGGTCAAGAAGGTGAGTTTTCTGCACAAGCATCACACTTTGGAATGTTTACTCCATCCGAGCTAGCAGACACTCTTGAAGAGCTAAAAGATGAGCTTGGAGATTTTGTAGTTGATGTTTTTGTTCTAGGCGACAAGCTAGAGGATGGAACTAGGGAAGTTTCAAAGATTACAACTCAGCTTGCTGATTTGGATATTGAGGGTAAAGATTTTGCAGCAGGAGGAATGACCTATGCTGGAACCACCACCATTGAGCAAAAGGATCGTAATCAGGCATACAATGCTGCAGGTATTAGAGGTGCTGCATTTACGCTAGAAGAGGCTGCTGAGTCTGGAAAGTTGGCTGCTGCTGCACTAGCATCTGGAAGTAGAGCGTCTCAGCGGTATGCAGATCAGCTTCAAATTCTAGTTGCAGAGGGCAAAGAGGCAGAAATACTACTTTCAGACTCTAGTTCTATACAGAATAGATACAACTTTATGATAGAGAATGCTAGGAAGGCACTAGAAGAATCTCTATTATCTCAGGGAAAAGTAAAAAGTGTTGAAGAAGCTAGGGCTATGGCTTCTGAGAGATTAGCAGATGTTCAAGATCAGGTTGCTCAGCTTCAAGCACAAGGTCTTGATGAGGAACAGCTATTGCAAAAGCTAAAGCAAAAGCTAGCAGTAGCAATGTTAAAATCTGGAACTGGAGAGTTTGGTGTTGGACCTAGTGGAACAGGTGGTGGGGATCTCAGAGATGTTTTGACTGGAAGAGGCCGTAGCCATCTACGTAGGCAGTTCGGTCCAGAAGAAGATCCAAATTCTAGAAAATTTGCCTACGGTGGAAGGTCTACTGCTGTAGTGGCTTCTGCTTTTGTTAGCGATATGGCTGAGCAGGGTACTGATTTTGCAGAAGCAGCACTTCAGTCATTTAGTTCTGCTTTTAGGGCTGCTCTAAAACGTGCTTTGGGAATTAATTCCCCATCTGCAGAATATGAAGCTATCTCGCAGAGCGTAACTGCTGGTGTCCGCCTGGGCACTGATGATGCCATGCAAGCTGGAGAAGATCTTGCCGAAGCTACGGCAGCAGGAACTCGAATGGGGGCTGCAGGGGCATCTGGAGCTGTCAGGGTTGGAAGAAGAAGGGTTACAACAAATCCAGAAGCTATAGCTTCCTATCAAGCAGATCAGCAGATGCAGACCCAGACTAAGCAGGGACCCCGTAGAGCGTCTAGGCCATCAACAGATCTTGGAAAAGAAGAAAGAGAAAGAGCACAGGCTACGGCACAGGCTACCGTTGCTACTGAAGAGCAGACCACTTCTATAAAGTCTTCTCAGGCTAGAATGGATAGACTTAACAGCACTATTATGCAGGGAACATTTGCACTAACTTCCCTAGCTGGTGTTGGAGTTATGGCTGGAGGAGCTATTGGTGAGATCTCTCAGAAAATATTTGAGTTCTCTGGACTTCTATTTGCTTTGATGCAAGTTACTCAGCTTTTGACACAGGCAAAGATAGTAGAGCTCGCACAGTCTAGAATATCAGTTGCTCAGCAAGCTATGGCATTTGCTACATATGGAACTGGTATTGCAGCATCTACTGGATTTGCTGGATCGCTAGTTAGGGCTGGTATAGCTGTAAGTGCGTTCTTGGGACCAGTTGGCTGGGTAGTTCTAGGTCTAACTGCTTTAGCAGGAATTATTGCACTTATAGTTGGAGCTCAAGAGGAACAGAAAAAGAAGATTGAGGGTCTTGGTAATGCAGCATTCTTGACCTCTGAAAAGATGAAGAAGGCATCAGCCCTTCTAGGTTTTGATGCTAAGACTAATTCATTTGGACAAAACATCACAGAAGGTACAGCAGCAGCAAGAAATGCTGATGAAGCTAGCAAGATTGAAACTCTACGTGCCGATGAAGGATTTAAAACTGATTTTGCATCCGAGATTCAAGGAATTAAGGATGCCACTAAGGCTGAGGCTGAAACCGCACTGTCTGCAGTAGCTATGCAAATGTTCTCTGTTGGTGCACCACAAGATGCTGTAGATGCTTATGTTCGTGCAATAGCACAAGAGGCTGAAAGAACTGACCTAAACCTTGAGTTTGCAAATATTGATTTTGCCAAGCAGGGTAAGGATAAGATTATTGCAAATGCAAAGTCAATGGCTGAAGATTACCAGAAGGCGTTCAAAGAAGGAACCTCAACTATTGTTACTCAAGATCAGACTGGTGGCAATAGAAAAGTCGTAACATCTATGACTGACGAGGCCAAGTCAAGTATGCAGGCATTCTCTGGAACTATCGCTGCTTCATTTAGTGCACTAAAGGATGGTTTTGCAAATGGCCTGGTAAGTGCAGCTGACTTTAATGAAGGTCTCCAGGGAGTTATGACATCCCTTAGTGGCCTAGGAGAAGCAGAGCTTGGTCTAGTTCTTCCAGACCTATACAAGAAGCTTGGTGTAGAAGATCTGATGAAGGAAATTCCTTTGGTCCAGGATCAACTTCTATTGCTCCAGGCAGATGCAGCTGGCATACAGATTCCAGAAACAGACAAGAATGCACTTAAGAATGCAGACAAGAGTGCTAAGGCAGCCTCTGTTGCACTTAGGGTTCGTACAAAGCTTAAGCAGCAAGTTGAACAGCATGCAGTTGCTCAAGAGAAGGTCAATAAAAAGATAGAGGAAGAAGCTCTTATAAATGAGCAAATTGCTTCCGCTAACGTTGCTCTTGCAGACAGGGTTGTCCAGTTAGAGAACCAGCAGTATGCCTACGACTATCTGATTCAGCAAGGATATACTGCAGCAGAAGCATTTGACCTAGCAGGAGATGCTGGTTTGGCTGCAGGTATTAAGGCAGCAACAGGTGCTGGCGTTGCAGCAAGTGAGTGGACTGACATGAAGAACCTACTTGATCAGGTTCTAAAACTAGAAAAGACTGCTCCAACTGGCCCTGGCGGTGGCGGAGATAAGAGTCCTCTACAGCAAGCAATTGAGTCGCTACAGGATCAAAGAAAAGAAATTCTGGAATCTAACGCTGCATTTAATAAGTTGCGTAAGGCAGGCTTTGACACTGCTGATGCTATGAAGGCTGCAGAGGATCCAATTCTAGCAGCTGCTTTAGCTACCACTAAGGTTGGAACCAAGCAGTGGACTGACCTAATTAATAGAATTAAGGAAACTCAGAGACTGCTTTCCAAGAAGGAGATGCAGGACCTACTTCGTGGCGGTAAGGTTGAGATTGCAGAAAAACGTGCACAAGCTACAGTAGCAAATGCACTGACAACCCTTGGATATACTGCTGAGCAGATTGATAATGTTTTGTCAGATCAAGAGTTTACTAATACCCTAGCTGATGACCTAAAGGATGGTAGCATCAATGCAAAGGAAGTTTTGCAGAGACTAGCTCAACTTAAGCAGATGGCAAGAATTGATGTAGATATTGCATTTGCTACAAAGGAAGGTGCTGCTGACGAATTCCAGAAGCGTTATGACAAGGTCGTAGGTTACCTAGAAGCTCAGAAGCAGGTTATTGAGGTAGACTTCCAAGTACAAACAGCTGATGAAAATGCAGTCATTCGTGATGCAGAAAATGAAATAGCAGGCATTCAGTATAAGATAGACGACCTTGAAGCACAATTAACTGGTATTGAAGAACAAGAGGGTGTCATAAATGAAGAGTATGACAAGCGTAAGAAAGCCCTTGATGATGTTGCTAAGGCTAACGATGTTATTGCAAGACAGCAGAAGAACCAGCTAACTCTAGCAGATGCACTTTCTCAGGGTGACATTGCTGCAGCTGCAAAGGCAGCTCAGGATATGCGAGCTCAGTCTGCACAAGACTCTATTGCAAATCAGGGAGATCTTCTTGAGCTATCAAAGGAGCAGCAGCTAGCTAACTTGAGATCTAAAGATGGTAGATCTAGAAAGCAAATCGAAGATGAAATTAAGAAGCTAAAGAATGACATCTTTGTAATTGAAGAAGAAAGACTTGAAGTAGCTCGTGAATCAATCCGAGAGGCTGAATATGATAAAGCAGTTAGCCTAGAATCCATTAATGCTCAAATTCTCAGATGGGATGTCCTTGCAGCCAAAGTAAATGAGGCAAAGCTAAGATTAACTCCAGATGAAATGAAGGCAATGGAATACCAGGCAGGCCTTATTGCTGACCTTCTTGATGACTGGAATAATATTGAAGACAAGACAGCAATTCTAAAAATCCTTAAGCAGACTGTTGACGAGGAGCTTGGTACTGGTGATACTAGTCAAGATGGCAAAAAGGAAACAACTACTGTTGATGGCAAGAAGGAAACAACTACAACAACTTCCTCTAGTTCGTCTTCGTCAGATACCACTAAGGGCCCAGGCCCACAGCCACCATACAGCCCAGGTGCTGGAAAAACATGGAAGGTTGTAAACAACAAGTGGACTGCAGTTGATCTGCCAGGTCCAGGACCTATGCCACCATACAGTCCAGGTGCTGGTAAGAAGTGGCAGCTAGTTGGAAATAAGTGGACAGCAGTTTCCGCACAAGGAAGTTCAGGCTCAGGCTCAACACAGCCAACAGTATCAATGCCATCACTAGTTCCACCAATGCCACCAGTTAGCCCTGGAGTTGGAAAGAAATGGGAGCTAGTAAACAACCAATGGAAGGCAGTAACTATTCCAAAAACTGGTATGCAGACTATCAACGATGCGATGAACTGGCTTGGAGACATTACTGGATTTAAGAGCAACATGAACAGTCTTGGAATCAAGATGGCTTCTGGTGGAATGGTTAAGTACATGGCTGATGGAGGGCTATTCAGCTCTTTGGGAACAGATGTAGTTCCTTCAATGCTTACTCCAGGAGAGTTTGTTGTTCGCAGAAATGCTGTAAATAATTTTGGAGTTGACAGACTAAAGGCAATAAACTCTGGCACATACAATGGCGATTCAGTGTATAATTATGAAGTAAACATTAATGTACAAAGCAATGCTAATGCAGATCAGATTGCGTCTTCCGTTATTGGAAAGATTAAGCAGATTGACTCTCAGCGTATCAAGGGGAATAGATTCTAATGGCTAGTGAATCATACATGGTTGGTCGCAAGAAGTACCAGCGTCCACAGGCAATGATGTGGTCAGATAATTCTGGTACCTTGGTTGATGGGCTGTACGTTCCAAACGGATTTGAGGTTGGTTCAGACCCTGGAGCTGAAACCAACGAGGCATTGTTCGATCAGTTCTTAATCCTTTCTGACGATAATCGTGGACCAATAGACTTTAAGCCAACAAGAATTGAAAACAGAAAGCGTATGGTAAATGGTAGGATGCGTTCTTACCACATTGCAGACAAGCTAACTATTTCAACCTCGTGGGACATGCTTCCATCTAGGGCATATTACCTAAGACCTAACTTTAATCAGGAGACTGGAAAGTCTGAGTACTACAACAACAGAAGTCTTGAGTATACTACGGATGGTGGTGCAGGTGGTGTTGATCTTCTAGACTGGTACGAAAACCATCAAGGACCTTTCTGGGTGTACCTTGCTTATGATAAGCATTCTGCATTTGGTAATGATGACGGTGCCTATGGACACCTAGGGCAGTATAACCAGCTTATTGAGATGTACATTGCTGACTTTTCATATTCTGTAGTCAAGCGTGGTGGGAGCAACTATGACTTCTGGAATATCTCTTTAACGCTGGAAGAGGTGTAAATGTTTCAAGACAATGATTTAAAAAATCACTTAGAGACTTCTTCCACTATTAGAACTCAGTCTGCAGTAATTGCTGAGTGGAACATGAATCTTGCAGAAAATATTTCTTTGGTTGGTAACTATAGATATAGGCCAACTGAGGGACCATCAACTAAGTATGGTTTGCCAATCGGCTCTTTTGATCAGAATGACTCTGGTAACTTCTACACCAATGCTACAGATGCAGACGTAGTAATTGATGGAGGTTTGGATGACGACAACGAAACCCCACTAGCCTTTACAAGCAAAAAAGAAAAAGAGAAGATGCTCTACTCTCTTGAGGACTGCTTTGGCAAGTTTAGACCACGATCTGGAATTAACAAGCTACGCTACTTTCCTGGGGCATACAGTCATTTTACAAACATAAACATGATTCGCAGACCACGTTACTATATGGCACATAAAGATGATGCCTTTAAGTATTGGTCTTCGTTTAGAACAGAGGCAGGCATTGAGAGAGGTATTGCAAACAAGCTAGTTAATGGTCAATACTTTATCGATGACACATCCCCATTTGTAGTTTATAAAAATATTATTCCATCTAACCGCATTGTTGTAAAGATGCAGACAAATGTTGGCGAGGTTGACCTAGGTCCATTTGGCACAACGTCTGGATCATTCCAGGATCCATTCTTTGGTAATGCTAACAGAACAACTCCAGTCAGATGGAAGGTTCAGACTCTGAAGGACAACAACTGGATAGATGCAGTTTCGTTTAACCTAGGCTCATCTAGAAGAGACGGCACACCAATCATTGGCTCAGATGGCTATGTTGAACTTTCTTACGGTCTAATTATTCCAGAAAAGTACCGTGATATTTTTATCAAGGCAGAAGAGTACTTTACTGAAAGCTTCCTTCCAGAGGAGTCTGTAAACGGATACGCATACCTTATTAGAAACAACGAGTCAGACGTAGGAACTTTCCACATCTGGATAAGCTCTACAGGAAGCTATGAGACATTTGTTCCACAATATGGATGGTATCTTGAAGAGTCTTCTGTAGACAGACTTACCAACTTTGTTAATGATTTAACTGCACCAGAAACATATGTAGACCCAATATCTGGAAAGACTAAGTATCGTGAGTTCGATGAAATTTCTGGTCTAAGAATTGTAGTAGATACAATGAACAAGGTTGACGCAATTCTTGATCTTATAGAGCTGTCTCCAAGATTAGCTGTAAATCTTTCTGAAAAGACTGAGTCTTTTAGTCTTACCAAGGCAGCATCTGACGTAGGCAATAGTGGTATGCCAGTAGGGCAGCTACTTGCTGGAGTTGGATCGCTAACGCTTTTTGATTATGACTTAGCCTTTAGTTCGCTAAACTTAACAAGCATAGTTTCTAAATACCTGTCTAAGAATATTCAGTTTAAGTTTTACGAGGTTATCGTAGACGTAGATGGATATGACTACTACGTTCCAATCAAGACGATGTATTCCGAGGGTATTCCTGAGCTAAGTAGCAACGATAGATCAGTACAGCTTACGCTCAGAGACATGTTCTTCTACTTTGAGTCTAAGTCAGCACCACAGATTCTAATTCAAAATGCATCAGTTAGCTATGCAGTATCATTGCTACTAGACTCAATTGGATTTTCCAACTATGTGTTTAAGAGATTATCTACAGAATCAGAATCAATCATTCCATACTTCTTTGTTTCACCAGACAAAACAATTGCAGAAGTTCTTAATGACATTGCTGTATCAACTCAAACCGCAATGTTCTTTGACGAGTACAACAACCTTGTTCTTATGAGCAAGGAATACATGCTTCCACAAAATACTACGGAGAGGCCAACAGACATTACCCTGTATGGCTCTAACGACTTTGAGCGTGATGGCCTAATTAACAACAAGTCTACAAAGCCAAAGCTAGCAAACATTATTGAGCTAAGCTCTCAGCAAGACCAAGTATTTAATGATGGTAGGGTCTCGTATACTAACAGATACATTCAAAGATCTTATGGATCACTACGCCAGGCATCTATGATTGACAAGGATAAGACTTGGATATATAAGCCAGCCTTGCTCTGGGAAGTAGCAGGAACTGAGAATACTAAGTCTGTTAATGATGTTGTTAATAATCAGTCTAGCTTTGTGTTGGGAGCAATTCCACTAGAGTCAGCACTATCAGCTACCGTTCCATTCGTGCAAAACGGTATTCTTCAAAACAACATTATGAATTTTGGCGAAAGCGTCTATTGGATTACAAGATACAACGGATACTTCTATGCTAATGGTGAGATCATTAAGTTTGATGCTGTAGAGTATGAGATTCCAGGCGTGAGCCGTAATGTATTCCAGAGAACTGATAACGGGCAGGTTAGTGCATCTACTGTAGCTGGATCTGCAATTGGCAGGGTATGGATTACTAGCGTTAGAGAATATCAGAAGTATTTTGCCAAGTTGCCATTTAATGGAAAGATGTATCCTACAGGTCGTGTAAGAATCTACTCTGAGCCAAACTATGTAACTGTGAATGGTGTAGAGAGACTAGCTGATGG